CGGCTTCACCGTGCTCGGCCAGAGCGCATGCGTCGACCCGACCAAGTACAACCAGGCGCTTGGCGAGAAGTACTCGTTCGAAGACGCCTTCAACAAGATCTGGCCGCTCGAGGGTTACCTGCTGACCGAGCGCCGATACCAAGCCACCAACCTTTAAAAGGACCCCATGACCCAGCAACCCGTTCTGTCGATCAAGGCCACCAAGGCCGGCGTCGAGATCATCCTTGGCGCCCTGGCCAAGCTCCCGTACGAACACAGTGCCGGCCTGATCCGCGAGATCGAAGGCCAGGCCAACTACCAGCTCCAGCAGCTCGAGGCCGCCGCCAAGAAGGCAGCCGAGCCCGCAGAGACCCCCGCCCCGGCCGATACGGCCATCAACCCTGAAGAGAAAGAAGAACAGCAATGAGCACCCGCATCTACGCAGTCCAATCCGCGGACGAAGAGTTCCGCCTGGTCCGTGCGACCACCAAGCAAGCTGCCCTGCGCTTCGTCGCAGAGAGGCGCTACAGCATCGACGTGGCCAACCAAGACACCCTCGTGGGTGCGATGGAAGCCGGCGTGAAGGTCGAAGACGCGACCGCCGTGCCGACCACGATGGAGACCGCGGAAGAGGCCGCGACGCCCGCGTGATCGGTGGCTCCCTTCGGGGAGCCTGCAAAGGCAAGCGTGTTGACCCCAGCACCCTCACCTTTGCAACAAACGGAGAAATCCCATGGCCAAAGTGCCCGAACCCATGCACACCACGACCGCGATGATCTATGCGGCATACGAAGAAGACGCCGACGACGGCCACCGCCCGCACCTGGGCGCATCCCTGATCGGCGGTCCCTGCGAGCGCGCCTTGTGGCTTACGTTCCACTGGGCCAGGTCGAAGAAGTTCTCCGGCCGCATGCTGCGCTTGTTCGAAACCGGCAACCTCGAGGAGGCGCGCATGGTCGGCGATCTGCGCCGCATCGGCGTGACCGTGCACGAGACCGATCCCGACGGCAAGCAGTGGCGCGTCGAAGCGCTGGGCGGCCACTTCGGTGGCAGCATGGACGGTGCGGCCGTCGGCATCCCCGAGGCGCCCAAGACCTGGCACGTTCTCGAGTTCAAGACCCACAACGAAAAGTCCTTCAAGGACTTGCAGACCAACGGCGTCGAGAAGTCCAAGCCCCAGCACTACGCTCAAATGATGGTGTACATGGGCATGACCGGAATGGATCGCGCCTTCTACATGGCCAAGAACAAGAACACCGACGAGCTGTACACCGAGCGCGTCGAGTTTGATCCCGTTGCGTTTGCCAAGTACATGGACCGTGCCGAGCGCGTGATCAAGGCGAACGAGCCGCCGCTGCGCGTGAGCCAGGACCCGAGCTGGTACGTGTGCAAGATGTGCGATTTCGCCGAGCTGTGCCATGGTGACGCAGTGCCCGAAGTCAACTGCCGCACCTGCGCACACAGCACACCGGAGACGGACGGCGACGGCCGGTGGTCGTGCCAGGATCTTGGCACTGATGTCGGTCTGCTCGTGCAGCGTGCTTCGGCCGCATGCAGAAGCCACCGCTACATCCCGATCCTGCTCGAGCGATTCGCCACGCAGAAAGACTATGTCAATGGTGATGTGACCTACGAGAGTCGCACCGGCACGTTTGCCAATGGAGAAACGCCTGGCGCTCTCTCCTCGCTCGAGATCTATGCGATGGAGGACAAGCACTCTGCCGGCGCAGCCGCGGAGCTCAAGCGCCAGCTCGCCTCTCAAGGCGTCGACAGCAAGGTGACCGCATGAACCGCGAGTTGCTGGCCGAGCAGTTCGGCGATGAGCTCCTCTTCTTGGACCCAAGAGAGACGTTTGATCAGTGCCTTGTTGGTGTTGTTTCCCGTTGCGGCATGGACCCTGTTGCCGTTTATGACGAGGCGAAGGTCATCAACGCATTGGTCGACTCTGGCATGACTCCGGACGAAGCGATCGAGCACTACGAGTTCAACATTGCAGGTTCCTACGTAGGCGAGATGACACCGATGTTCCTCTGTGTGCCGGAGGAAGAATGAAGCTGCGCGACTATCAGCAACGTGTACTGGACGAGCTGTGGGGCTGGTTCGGTAAGCACGACGGAGGCAACCCGATCGTTGAGGCGTGCGTCGGTGCAGGCAAGTCCCTGATGATCGCCGCGCTCGCGCAACGTGCCGATGCCGAGTACCCCGGAACCCGCGTGCTCGTGCTCGTGCACCAGAAGGAGTTGCTCGAGCAGAACGTCGACAAGATCGTCAAGATCTGGCCGCAGGCGAACATCGGCTTGTACTCCGCTGGCGCCGGCCGCAAGGACATCGGCTGCCAGATCACGTACGCCACGATCGGCAGCATTTACAAGCAGGCTCACCGACTGGGCCGCATCGACATCGTGCTGGCCGACGAGTGCCACCTGATCAACCCCAAAGAAGCCGGCATGTGGCGCACGTTCATCGCGGACCTGACGCGCTACAACCCGTCGACCAGGGTGATCGGCTGGACCGGCACGCCGTTCCGCGGCAACGGTGTTTGGCTGACCGCAGGCGACGCGCCGCTCTTCACCAACATCGCTACCCGCGTCAAGATGCGTGAGCTGCTGGACCTTGGGTTCCTCTCGCCGCTCGTGCCAGCCCCAACGGTGGCGCGCATCGACACCCGCGACGTGCGCATGTCCGGTGACGACTACGTTGTCAGCGAGCTGGCCAAGGTCACCGACCGCACCGACTTGGTCGAGGCTACCTGCGACGAGATCGTGGAGCTCGCCCGCGACCGCAAGAGGTGGCTGGTGTTCGCCGTGACCATCGAGCACGCAGGACACGTATGCGAGGCGCTACAGCGCCGCGGAGTGTCCGCCGCTGTGGTGAGTGCGGAGACCCCCAAACAAGAGCGTGCAGCCCTGATTGCGGCCTTCCGTGCGGGCAGGATTCGCTGCCTGGTCAACGTTGCGGTGCTGACCACCGGCTTTGACGTGCCTGAGCTGGACTTCATCGCCCTGCTTCGTGCGACCAAGTCGCCGGTGCTGTACGTCCAGATCGCCGGCCGCGGCATGCGCCTGGCTGACGGCAAGACCGACTGCCTGTGGGCTGACTTCACGGATACCACCGTGAACATGGGTCCGGTGGACGCAGTGCAAGGCAGGCTGCCCAGCGGCAACCGCAAGGGCGAGGCGCCCGTGAAGCTGTGCCCTGAGTGCGGCAGCCAGAACCCGGCAGCCGCGCCCGTGTGCATCGACTGTGGCTTCCAGTTCCCCGAGCCCGAGCGCATCAAGCACGGCATCGAGGCGAGTTCCGCCGCGATCCTCAGCAGCCAGAAGGAATCGATGATCGTCACGCTGCCCGTGACCGAGGTTCGCTACAAGCTGCACACGAAGGAAGGCAGTCCAGACAGCATGCGCGTGGACTACTACGACGGATTCATCCGCGTGGCCAGCGAGTGGGTGTGCTTCTCGCACCAGGGTTACGCGCAGCGCAAGGCCGAGGTGTGGTGGTTCGCACGCACGCTCATCGACGCATCGCCGATCAGCACCGAGCAAGCGCTCGAGTGGCTGGACTACAGCGCGGAGATCCTGCGCCGCCCGACAGCCGTCGTCATCAACAAGGAATCGAAGTACCCACAGATCATCGGATTTCAGTGGGAAGCATTACAGCAGGAAGGAGCTACACAGTGACAGAACAAGAACGAATCAGAGACTTGCGCGAGCAACTCGAGAGACAGATCCACAAGGTCCCGGCACGCATCAACTGCGGGTCGATTCAAGTGGTCCGCGAATACAAGCTCGCGCACAAGCGTGCAGTGAAAGTGCTTCTGAAGAAGAACCCCACTGAGAACGAGCTGCGCGTAACGCTGGGGTCAATCACATGAGCCCCGCAGAGATCGGCGTCAAGATCAACATTGCCCGCCGCGAGATGGAGTACTGGCAAGACCTCTTGAAGAACAAGAAGTGCGGCGACTGCGTGAACTACGTTCACGGCATTTGCCACATCTATCAAGCGATGCCGCCAGGCGGCATCAAGGAACCCGGCTGCGATCAATGGAGCTGGGACAACATACCTTTTTGAAAGACAAGAACATGAACGCACCACAACTACTTGAGAAGGCGCTGGGCCACATGCTTGCTCGCGCAGAGACGTACGACCAGCCCGGCGGCGAGCGCAGCATGGGCAAGACCATCGATGCGTTCAACATCATCACGGGCCGCGACTTGTACGAGTCCGAAGGCTGGCTGCTGTTGCAACTCCTGAAGGACGTGCGCGATCGCCAGCGCATGGCGCCGCACGTCGACAGCCTCGAGGACTGCATCGCGTACGCAGCACTCAAGGCGGAAGCACGCCTCGCGGAGAAGCCATGAACACAGACGACATCATCTACGACGATGACCTGTGCAAGATCGCAGGCGCGGGCACCCGCGTGTCGCTGATCGAATGGCTGCAAGACAACAACGTGCCATTCATCCTGGCGCGCAGTGGCTGGCCTCGTGTGCACCGCAAGGCGCTCGAGCACGCCATGGGTGTTTCCGTTCGTCCAGAGGCAAAGATCAAAGGGGTCGAGTTCAACTTCGACAAGATCAAATGACAACCACCGACGTGCTCTTCACTGTCGCCGCCGTTGGAGCATGCGCCATCGGCTACTTCCTGTACTGGCTCGGCTGGTGCTGGAGCTGGTACTACCTCTGGCCAACCGGTCCGAAGTGGCTCACGCGACCTGAGTGGTACAACTTTCTCGGAGTCTGCTTCACAGGCGTTATAATCACATTGCTAATACTCAGAGACCCACGATGAAACGCATTCCCCACTTCCACGAGAAACGCGGCACGAACAAGAGCGGCGCGGAGTGGGTTGCGTACTACCACGTTGCCAAGATCCACGGGAAGGTGAAGTGGACTGCGCTTGGCACGAACCGCGTCGAGGCGCTGCGCAAGTGGGCGGACCTCGAGAAGCGCCCTGCCCCCGCGGAGACCGGCACGTTTAACTCGATCGCAGATCTGTACGCCGATTGGATGAAGGTCGAGGTGGCCGGCAAGCGCCTTGCAGCGCGCACCCTGGACGATCGCGAGACCTACCTGAAGACGCAGCTCCGGCCGGTCTTCGGTCCCTACCCGTTCGAAGCAATCACCTCGCTTGCGGTGCGCACCTACATCGACAAGCGCACTGCCAAGATCTCAGCCAAGAAGGAAATGCGGTTCCTGTCCGTGCTCTGGAACTGGGCGAAGGAGCGCGGCTACGTCAGCGCAACCAACCCCGTGTCCGGCGTCAAGATGCCAAAAGAAAAGGGTCGCGACATCGAGGTGACACCGCAGGACTATTGGCTCGTCCATGGCTGCGGCGACCAGCTTGTAAAGGACGTGCTCGAGCTCGCCGCCAGGCTGGGCACGCGCCCACAGGAGGCCTTCAACTTGACGTGGGATCAAGTAGCAATGGGGAGTGACCCCATCACCGTCAAGGTGTACCAGAACAAGGTGGACGCCCCGCGGACCGTTGAGGCGGACGCGGAGCTGGCCGCCATGCTCAAGCGCCTCAGAGGCGATCGTACGCGCCCTGCTGGCCACGTCCTCACCGAGGGCGACGGCGAGCCCCTGAACCCCGTTGGCGCCTTCCGGTATCGTTTCTCAGCCGCCCGCAAGGCGGCCATCAAGAAGGCCAAGGAACTGGACGTGCTGCACCAAGACTTCCAGCTTCGCGACCTTCGGCCGATGGCTGGACTGGCGATGATGGATGCCGAGGGGATGGACGCCGCACGCCGTCTGCTGGGTCATGCGACCGAGCGGATGACCGCTCACTACACGACGAAACGACGCGGCATGGTCAGCCGATCTGCGACGCTGGTTAGAAGTACTTCTAACCTATCACAAGATATAACCGGCGAGGACTCTGTAAGTGCTTGATTTCGTTGGAGGCGCGAGCCGGAATCGAACCGACGTACACGGCTTTGCAGGCCGCTGTATTTATAACCCCGATTTGGCTCTACCATGCGGGTTTGCGGGCGATTCTATCACAAGATCAGTTCTAAATTATCACAATGATGATCGGCTGGAGAGCCGCATGAATACTCAAACCACCCTCCCCTGTTTAGAAGTAAAAGGACCCACCCAATGAAGCAATACTTAGGCGTCAAGCTGATCAACGCTAAGCCCATGACCAGGGCTGAGTACAACACCTTCCGGTGCTGGCAACTGCCGGCCGACGAGAACGGTGACGACGAAGGTTTTCTGGTCGAGTACCTCGACGGCGGCAAGCCCAACACCGACGAGTACGCCGGTTACGTGAGCTGGTCCCCGGCCGACGTCTTCCGCCGCGCCTACGCACCCACCGACGGCATGACCTTCGGCCTGGCTGTCGAGGCGCTCAAGAAGGGCGCCAAGGTCACCAGGGCCGGCTGGAACGGCCACGGCATGTGCCTGTACTACGTGCCCCCTGGCGAGTACCCAGCCCGCACCGACGCGGCCAAGGGTCTCTTCGGCGCCGAGGCGCTCGTGCCCTACCGCGACTACATCGCCATGCTCACGGTGCAAGGCACGGTCGTTCCTTGGGTGGCCAGCCAGACCGACGTCCTGGCCAATGACTGGAGCGTCGTCGCATGAACTTCGTGTGCCCGCTGCCGCCTATCAAGGTGTACGTGCGCGCAGAGTTTCTCTATGACCACCAGAGAGGTCTCAACGAATACGTCGAGGGGATCTGGTGCTCGGTCAAGTCCATCAAGGGCGAGGCCTTCCGCTTTGAGACCTACCTGCCTCAGTACGGCGCGCTGTACGACAAGCTCCCGATCAGCGCATTCGTCTGGCACACAGCCGACGGTCTCGACGCAAACCTGCCGCTGGACGTGCTCCAGATCTGGGACGCCCTGAGCTACCACGTCACTGTGGTCGAGAAGCCTTTGCTCAAGGGGCTTCGTGCGCAGTTCTTCGCCAAGGACAGGGAGACCTATCAAGGCGAATACATGTTCACGCTCGACACCTGCAACCCTGACCCGCGCATCCCCGACTTCGGCTTCAGCGAATCGATTGATGAGCACAAGAGCTACAACGTGCTGAAGCTGAACAACGGCCAGTTCGCACTACAGCCGAACAACCGCTGCCAGTTCTTTGACCCTGCGTTCAACCCGCAGGAAATGAGGCAACCCGACTTCAAGGTCGCCACCCAAAAGTACCGCGTCGAAAAGCACGCGAAGTGGCGACTGGGAGACACCAACAACTTTAACTACGAAAGCAACACATGACTACCGTGTACGCAATCCACAACGTCCAGCACGCCTTGCAGGCGCTGAAGGAACTGATCGCCCCAGACCGCTGGGCCGACACCCCGCTGCCCGTCATCGCCGCCCCAGGCTGGTGGATGGAGGAACTCCGCAAGGAAATGAATGTCGATGAAGGCTTTGAGCCTGGCGAGATCCACGGCTGCACCGTCCTGCGCAAGGACGAGCTCACCGAGCCCATGCTCATCGACCACGACGGCAAGATGTACCCGATCCTGCCCAAGTGGCAGCGCGCCAAGGCGGCTGACACGGAAGGGGGTGAAGCATGAGCACCGCAACAGTGACCTTCACGGACGCGGGCGACGAGGTCGGCGTCAGCATTGACTTCGGACCCGAAGGCGGCCAAGAGACCAGCGGCGCCCACCAGATGGCTGTCTCCGCGGTGCATGGCCTGCACAAGGAGCACATCAGCCACTTCCAGCGCACGGCCAACTGGCTCATGGCCTGCGGCAAGCAGCAGACCATGGAAGACTTGTCGGTGCAGATCGGCTGCCACATCGAGGAGGTGTGCGAGTTCATGAAGACCTTGCGCACCGACAGCGAGGGGTACGCCAAGCTGATGGACCGCACGCGCCTGGACCTCGAGTGGTTCGCCAGCAAGCTCAAGCGCCGCGACCAGTTCGTCTATATCCCGACGCACCTTCGCGCCGATGCATTGGACGCCCTGTGCGATACCGACGTGACCGGCAACGGCATCGCGCACCTGGCCGCATTCAACAAGGATGCCGCCGACCGCGAGGTGCTGGCCAGCAACGACGCCAAGCTGGTTGACGGCAAGCCCGTGATCCTCGAGGGCGGCAAGATCGGGAAGCCGGAAGGCTGGACCCCGCCGGACTTGCGTCCGTTCGTTTAAAGAAGGGGGCTTCGGCCCCCTTCTCTATTCTCTTTCGTCGCCGTCGACCGTCATCCCGTCACGCAGGCGCTGGCGCTTCTCGCGCTGCTTGTCCTGAATGCGCTCGGACTCAGCCGGCGTGATCGCACCCTTGCTCTCGAGGCGGCGAGCGCGTCGCATCTCTGCTTCCAGCTCCGTGATCAACTTCTTGATCTCGGCCTTCTGGATCGACTCGCTCGTGTCGAGATCGATCGGACGCGCCTTGATGCCCACGGTCTGCATCGCTGCATACTTGGGCTGCACTGGCAGGCCATCGTTTGACGTGCCGGTGTACTCCGTGAACCCAAGGTTCACAGGTTGACCGGTCGTGTTGGCGATGACATTCATGGCGCGGTCGAAGTGGTAGTTGCCGATCGCGACCGCAGGGGCGAACTGTTTCCAGGCCCATGCTGCACGCTTCTTGGCCGCCTCTTCGTCGGTGTCGCTCTTCTTGACCACCTCTGTGCCGCGGAACGTGTCCTTGTTGTAGAGGATCGCTGACGCGGTGGTGAGGATCGGGTTGTTGGGCATGATCGGCGCGATCAATGGAACGCCACCGGCGTTGTTGTGCGCGTCGAACAAGTCGCCACCAGGGAAGATGCGGCTCACGTCCAAGAACACCGGCAGGTTGGTCAGGTCATCCATGCCCAGACGGATCGCCTTGCTGGTGCCCAACGTCATGCTGGCGCCCTTCATCCACTCAGGCAGGTTCTTGCGTTCCTGCTTCTCGAGCTCGCGTGCCTTGTTGCGGAAGTCTTCGTCCGTCACGTAGCGCTTGATCACTTCCCACCAGTCTTCATCGTCACCGCCGCCAAGGCTGGCTGCCATGGCGTACATGGCCGCGTTGATCGTGTAGATGGCGGCGGCAGGGGCGGCGTATCTCCAGGGCTTCTCAAGCGCCGTCTCGGCCAGCGTAGGCACGACCTTGTAGGTGTACGCAAAGAACGGCAGCGCGAAGTCGCGTGCAATGCGTGCGCCCTTGGGCAGATCGTCATAGGTGAAGATGTACTTCTGCGCATAGTCGATCGCACCGTCCACGTCCAGGCCTTGGCCGCGAGCGTCGCGATAGATCAGGTAGCGGAAGAACAAGTCCTCAGCCTCGTAAGCCTTGCCCATGGGCTTGCGCAGCCAGAACGACAGCGCGGTCCACAGTTGGTCGACGCCTTGCGCCGTCTTCGATTCAGTCTTGGCGGCCAGCACCTTGAGCTGATCAGGCATCAGGTTCACGAGCTCGGCCTGCGTCATCGTGCCGCCGAACAAGCCCGCGTCCTTGGCCTCTTGCACCATCGGATCGTTCTTGATCAGGTCGCGAGTGGCGGCGATGTACTTGTTGACGTCCCAGTAGGAGACGCCAGCGAAGTGCGCCATCGTGACGTTGGACAACACGTTGTTCGCGTGCGAGACGGGGTTCAAAACCGTCTTGCCTTCCTTCCACATGCTCAAGCCCTTGAGGTACATCTTGAGCAAGTCGTTCTGCATCGACGTGTCGAATGCACTCAGGTGGTCGAGCACCTCTTGTGGCACCCACTTACCGGCCAACTTTCCGTAGCGGCGAGCGTAGGTGTCCTCGATGTTGGTGCTCGGCACTTGCACGTAGCCCGGTTGCTCGGTCTTCGATGCAACGGTGTCGGCCAGGTTCTCGTACAAGCGGCCCAGAGAGATGTCGCGTTGGCTCTTGTTGTAGCCCATCACGAAGCGGAACATCGCGTCGCGAATCTCGCCCATGTCGTCACGCTCTGCGCGGGTGTAGTCGCGCCACACCGTGATCATTTCGTCGGTCGCGGGATCGAAGTTTGGATCGCGCTCTTCCCAGCCTTCGGCCAGCCAGGTCTCGAGCTCCTCGACGGGAATCGACTGGAACAGGCCACGGCCTTTGAGGCTCGAGCCGCCGATGCCTTGCATGGTCTTCTTGCGACCGAGCAACGCCTTGGCTGCCTTGGCCCATGCCTTGGTCTCGTCGCCCAGTTTGGACTCATAGAAGCGTGGCAGGTACTTGCCGTCCCAACGGCCGGCAGCGTCTTCGCTCAGCATGCCCAGGCGCACCAGCTCGGCGGTCTGCTCGGACATGATCGACTGCATGGATGCAGCGACCTCGAGCACGCGCTGTGGTGGCTTGCTGCCGCGTTTGAGCTCGCCCTCGATCACGTCACTGATCATGGTGCGCTCTTGCTCTGACAGCTCTTGGAGGTTGGTGGCCACGCCGACGGTGATCTCCTGAGCCTTGGCGATCTCAGCCTTCATCTTGCGCATGGCGCGAGACAAGTCCTGGCTGATCGGCTTCATGCCCATCTTGTCGAGCACCGCGTTGGCGATGTCGGCTGAGTAGCGGTATGCCTTGGCGCCAGCACCGAAGCGGAAGCGGCCGGTCTCGTCGCGGCTCAGCACCCAACCTTCGGTCGAGCGATTACTGCGAACAATGCTTGGGTTCTCTGCGTCAAAGTTGCCGTCGTTGCCAATCGCAGACTTGATCTGCGATGAGTTATACACGCCAAGATTCTTTACGCCGAACTCATTGATGTAGAACGAATCGAATCCAAGCGACTTGATCGCTCGCTGCACGTTTCGGTCTTCCATGTTTTCCCAGCGGCCGCCCTCAAACCAACCAGGCTGAACACCGCGGAAAAGGTTGGTGCGACGCAGATAGTCGATTGCCTTTTCCACATGCTCAGGGTTGTCGTAATCGAACGGGTTCTCTGCGCGCACATACACCGGCATGATGTTTGGGCTGGACTCTTTCTCATCAACCGTGTCCAAAGAGGTTGTCGTGTAATCGACCGCGAACTCCGGGTCAGGCGTAACAAAAAGCGCCCCGCGGAAGCTTGGTCGAAATACCGAGAAGTCAAAGTCAGTGCCGTGGTACATCAGCATTGGCTTGCCGTCAGCATCAACAATTTTGCTGTCACCAAACCACTTCTTGAACGCAGGGGTGTTGGGGGCGGCTCGATTGCTGAACATCGGCAAGCCAGCACCCACGGTCTCGCGCATCGCATCGGTGACGTCGAAGCCAGGCTGAACAAGGCTCTCGCCGCCGGCAACATTCATGCTCTCTGGCATGTTAACCATGCCCATCTTCTCGCCACCGAGCTTGGGTAAAAGCTTTGTGATAGCTTGCGGGACGATCTTGTCGTAGAAAGCCTTCATGCCTTCGCCGCCGACCTTGAGATCTTGATTTTCCAGATCAACAAAGCCTGTAGAGTCAGGCTCTTTTGACAAGATTCGATCCGCAACCTCTTTCCCAACCAAGTCGGACAGCTCCTCGTTTTTGACATTGGATCGAGAAACAACTTCTTGACGACGAGCGTCGTACGCTTTTAGTTCTCCGCCCAATCCGTTGGTGTCTGGCAACCAGAGAATGCGGTCAACTTGCTTGCTCAAGTCGTAGCGGTCAGCAGACTGCTCGCCGTTGACGAAGGCCACCTTGTCGTAGCCCTCCTCCACCGCCAGCATGGCGATGCGCTTGAGCGCGAGGTTGAGCCAGCCTTCGGTCTTGGTGACAAAGGGGGCCTTGGGCACGCCTTGACCACGCTGCTCGATGTCGGCCCATTTGCGAGCCTCCGCCTCGGTTTTGAAGCCCTCTTCAATGTTGCCGTCCTGATCAACAACT